TACTTCATAAATAAGTATAAAGTATTAATGTTTATATCATTATAAAATATCATTTAACTGTTTAATTTTATCCTTGGATAATTCAGACGGAAACATTATATTAAAAGAAATAATAAAGTTACCTATATGTTCATCTCTTTTAAAACCTAAATTTGGTATAGTTTTTTTAAAATCAGACGATATAATATTACCTGGATTATTATTAAAATTAAGCATTTTACCAGATATGTGTGATATATTAAAATCAAACCCACAAAGCGCTTGTTTTAGAGTTATAGTGTGTGTATGTAATAAATCAAGACCATCTCGTTGAAATATGGTATCATTAGAAACTATAATAATAATTTTAACATCACCTTTGACATCATCAACAATATTTCCCTTTTTTTCAACAGTTATAAATTCATTATTATCAACGCCTTGAGGAATTTCAACATAAATAGTTTCACTTTCAGATGTTTTATTATTTTTCCTTTCAATCAATACTGGTAATACACATCCCGTATATGCTTGATTAAATGTAACTTTAATGGTTTTAGACATAGGTTGAGGTACTTCTTTTTGATTATTTTTAGTTTTACGTAAAGAAGGTGGAAAGAAAAAAGAGTTATCTGGAAATTGAAACTCGTTAACGTTAATATAATCTTTTTCACCTTGAAATAACATATTTATAAGATCATCGTTATTAAAATGCATAGCATTCATTCTTTGAAATGGTATAGAGTTTTCAAAATCATATGATCTTCTTTTTTCCTTATCAGAAAGAGTGGTATAAGCATTAACTACTTCTTTATATTTTGCCTCATCCCCTCCCTCTCTATCAGGATGAAATTTCAATGATAATTTTCTATATGCTTTTTTAATTTCATCATCTGTAGCTTTTTTTTCTACACCTAATACATCATAATAATTAACATTATCATTATATTGCATAATAATTAATTATAAGATAAACTTAAATAAAAATTAACGAATAATTAATTATTATGATTCCATTCTTAACTAAATATAAACCTAAATATTTAAAGGATTTAAAATTAGACGATAATTTAACAAATCTACTGTTAAATCTTATAAATATAAGTAATTTATCTATAATTTTAATAGGTGATCATGGTTCAGGAAAAACAACAATAGTAAATACAATAATTGAAGAATATTATTCGGATATATTAAAAGAGGATTTTAATGATAATATACTTTATGTTAATAGTATTAAAGATCAAGGTATTCAATACTATAGAAGTGAAGTAAAAACATTTTGTCAAACAAAATGCACGATTCCTAATAAATTAAAAACTATAGTGATAGATGACATAGATAATATAAATGAACAAAGTCAACTTATTTTTAGAAATGCATTAGATAAATATTTATATAATATTAATTTTATATTTACTTGTACAAATTTACAAAAAGTAATAGACAGTCTACCATCAAGAATAATGCCAATAAATATAAAAAAACCAACAGAATGTCAATTAAAGAAAATTATAGAACCGATAATTATAAACGAGAACATTAAAATAGACGACAAATGTATTAATAGATTAATAGAACTAAGTAGTTCAGTACAAACATTAATTAACTATCTAGAAAAACTTTATTTATTAAACAATGATGTTACAATTAATATTATAGATAAAATTACAACAGACATAGATATTAAAGAATTTAACATTTTAACAGAGATTTGTATAAAAAAAAACGATGTGGAATTAGGTGTTAAGAAAATTTTAGAAATTTATAATAAAGGTTATTCCGTATTAGACGTTCTAGATGACTATTTTTGTTATATTAAAAATAGTGATATTTTAAATGAAGATGAGAAATATAGTGTAATAAAAATAATATGTAAGTATACAACAATTGTAAATACTGTGCACGATAATGAAATAGAATTATGTTTTTTTGTTAATGAAATAACAAAAATTAATCAAAAAACCCATCAGGTGGAGTTTTAAAATTAACACTGGTACCACAACCACATTTATTAACAATATTATTATTATAAAAATCGAATCTAGAACCCATAATATCCTCTTTATAGTCTATATGTGTTCCTAACATAAATATTAAACTTTTAGAACATAAATATAAATTATATTCATCTATCTTAATCATATCATCATATTCAAATGGTTTTTTATCTTCTGATAATATCTTAAATTTATAATTAAATCCACTGCATCCACCACCTTTTAAATATAAATACGCTGCTTTTCCATCATTTCTGATTAGTTTTTTGAGAATATTTTTTGCATTATTAGAAATAGTAATCATCATTAATATAACAATATATTAATTATGAATCCCACATTGATACAGAATATTTTCCTAAATCTTTTTCTGTGATAGTTCTTTTTTCAAGTAATTCATTTGCGATTAAATCAAATGCTCTGTTATTTTTTAGTATTATTTCACATGCTTGTTCATAACCAAAGTTAACTAGTTTATTAACCTCTATATCAATATTTTTTTTGGATTCTTCACTCATTTTATCACCTCCCATAGCCATATCTCTACCTAAAAATGGTTTATTACCTGAGGATACATCATGTAATCCAATCATATCTCCTAGTCCAAATTGCGATATGTAACTTCTAGCAATAGAGTTTGCATTTCTTAAGTCAGCGGATGCACCAGTAGTTATGTCAAGATCCTTAAAATTTTTAAATATCATTGAATTGGCATAGTTATTTGAACTTGGAATGCTGTTACTGTTGTAAAGAACCACCTCTGCTGCCCTACCACCCAATGCAACAATTATATTTGCTAGTAAAAATTTTTTGGTTGGAAAATTTTGATATCTTTCTTTAGGTGTAAAAAGAGTATAACCTCCTGCACCGCCTTTATTGGAATTTATAGTCACTCGTTTAACCTCAAAAAATTCATCAAAAAGCATAGCAGTTAAAGCGTGTCCAACTTCGTGATATGCCACAAGTTCAAGAACCCCCTTATCTCTATTTTCATTAATTGAAGGTAAACCAATCGTAATTTTTTCGTATGCATCAATTACACACTTAGGTGAAATTTGTGTTTGATTATACCTAACTGACAAGATTGCGGCTTCGTTTGCAAGATTAGCAATGTCTGCTCCAGAAAACCCACCAGTTAACGAAGCAATGTCAGAAAGCGAAACATCATCAGTTATATTTTTATCTTTAAAATGAACTTTACTTATTTGTTTTCTTCCTTCCAAATCAGGAAGTGGCACGGTAACCTTTCTATCAAACCTCCCTGGCCTTAGCAATGCGGAATCTAGAATATCAGCCCTATTAGTTGCTGCTAAAACAATAATTCCGGTAGTTTTTTCAAAACCGTCCATATTTGTAAGAATTTGATTTAAGGTTTGTTCGCGTTCATCATTTCCACTGTTGAATCCAGTACCTCTTTGTCTCCCAACCGCATCTATTTCATCTATGAATACTACACAAGGGGAATTTTCTTTGGCAGTATTGAATAAATTTCTTACTCTAGATGCACCAACACCAACAAACATCTCAATGAATTCAGATCCACTAGCAGAAATAAAATTAACACCTGCTTCACCTGCTACCGCTCTTGCAAGTAATGTTTTGCCTGTTCCAGGTTCACCTTCTAACAGAATTCCTTTTGGAATCTTTGCACCAGCATTAGCAAACTTAGCAGGATCTTTTAGAAAATCTACTACTTCTACTAATTCATACTTTGCTTCGTCACAACCAGCAACATCTTCAAAAGATACATCTACCGATTCAGTTTTAGTTAAATCTTTTCCTTGAGTTAAAGCCTGCAATGGGTTCATCATGTTAGTATCCATACCACCGCCCATCATCCTCATTCTAACAAAAGTTAAAACAAAACTTAAAAATAAATATCCTAATACAAATTGGACAAAAAATGGAATTTGAGTTAAAGGATTTTGAGGAAGTGAAACAATATCAAAATTAATACCTTTGTTTGTAAGTGTATTAATAACAAGATCAGATGTAGTAGGAATAGTATTTATTCTATGAATATTATCGGCGAGAATGTCAACACCATGACTTTTATCAATAGCAAAAATTGTATTTGCATCTCTTATAACTGAAGCACCTTCTATATTATTATTATTTATATTATTTAAGAAATCATTATATGTCCAGTCTATTCCAAGTTTATTAGACAATTTACCTGCTTCTTCAATAGTTTGAAATGGACTAAGATAAAGTTTTGATTTTTTTGAATATTTAGATTTAACATCATTTACATTTATGAAACATGAAGATGACCTAATACACGTTAAGATGGATACAATATATAACAATTTCATATAGTATATATTATACAATATCTTTAAATAGAGTTTAAAAAAATATTGAGAATAATTATAATGCTTTTTAATAAAGTAATAGTTTTTTTGGGTATGATTAATACTTTTGCATTTAATCCAGCGATTAAGTCTATGACCAATATTGTACAAAAAAGATTAGGTGGTGAGAATGTTAAATGTTATGAAATAGAAAACATTAACCAAAAAGAAACACCTTGTGTTTTATTTTTTACAGGTTTAAACTCAATGATTCCAGGAGAAGTTTATAGTGATTTTTTAACACAATTATCTGGACAAGGCGTATCAACATATATGGCAACTACAGATAAGGATGAAACTAACGAATTAGTGGAAGGATTATTAGAGAACTACGCAAATGTAACAGTACTAGGTCATTCATCAGGTTGTGTTAATGCTTTACAAGTATGTAACGATAATAAGGAAATAAAAACCGCAGTATTAATGGACCCAGTAGACAATAGTATGTTTTTTCAAGATTTAAGAGGAAAACAGTTAACATTAAAAAATGTAGAAAGATTAATGTTTTTAAATGCAGGAAAATCATACAAATGGGATATATCTTTAACAAAGTTTAATGTACCATTTATTCCTGGATTTAGAATAGATGATAAAAATTTAAAATTAAAAAAAGGTGTATCTAACATGATTGAAGCAGTTGACTTTGGACATTCAGATATTTTGGATGAACCATGGTCTGAAGTAATGCATAACTCAATAAGTAAAGGTTCGGAAGATCGAGAGTTAAATGTACTTTCAGAATATAGATATTGGTTAGGATTAAGAGTTAATAATTTTATTAAAGATATTGAACCAATTGAACGTGTTAAGTTGCCAAATGAAACCTTAGTAGAAGCAACTGCAGATGTAAAAAATTTTGTAACAGATGTTAAAAATAAATTAACAATAAAGGCATCAGAATTTATAGATTCTCACGTAGAAAGAAGAAATGAGGATGGAAATATTAGATTTAAAAAAAATTAAGAAATAACAATATTAGTTGAATTAGAAATTATAGGATATATGGTTGTTCCTAATGTCTGTAGTTCATATATACCATTCACTATTGGTCTATTATGGAAATGTGGATTAATATAAAATAATATACTAGATAATAATAATAATACAACACTAAAAGTATTCGAATTTTTCTCACCTATTAAAACTGGTATAGTATTGATATTGTTATTTTTATCTTCTACAATATCTTTAGCATCTACCAAATTACTTGTTGATAGTAATGATAAAAATATAGGTGAATAATCTAAAGGTTGCATTATAGAAGAATAGTCACCATCATGTATTACACATGGTAATACATAGCAAGCAAGAGTCCACATTAATGCTATATATGCTGCTTTATATTCTCCTAAAAGATGTTTAAAATTTTTGTATCCTAATGTAGATGTTAAAACAAAGGCAAATGGTGCTGTCTCATAAGTTTGAACTAAATCATAAGACATAACTAGGTAAACTGCTATGAGAGAAGCACCAATAAGTTTTTTATTATTTCTATAATATTCATATAACTGTTGTTTATTTTCATTTGTTTCTAAAGGATCATATGCATCAAAAAGTCTATCACAACCATAAGCAAAATATGCAAAACCAAATTCTAGAGCAACTATTCTTGGTGTAGTGATATCATATCCATAATGTAAAGTAGTAAATATATTTTCACAAATAGTTAATGGAATACCTACCTCTAATCCAGGTAAAGGATTTTGTAACATTAAAGGTGATATTTTTCTCCTTTTATTAATTAAAGGCAGTGAAGATTGAAAAGCTAGATTTTTCATTATAATAAATAATAATTATTATTTAATTATTATTTATAACATATGATTAACAATATTGTAATAAACATCTAATATGTGAGAACCGGCATCATCACCCATGCGTGCTGTTTCTATTAAAAATAGAATTGCAGGTTTTTTATATTGCATAGCAATTTCATTGTGATCTAATAAAAAATCTATAATAACTTTATTACCATGTAATACATTATGACCTATTGAATCAGCATTCGGAAGTATTCCTGATGAAGTTTTAACTATTTGTTTAGCTATACTTGGTGGAATATTAGGATTAAAAGCATTTGATAAGTTTACCATAAAATATAATAAAAAATACTTTATATTCATTCTGTATATAATATAAACATTTATTTATATTTATATTTAAATATATATATAAAACGGGTTCTCAATCAATAAACTCAAGTAAAAGTTTAAATATATTATTTAATGTCCTTGATAAGGTATGTGATACCGAAAATAACAAATTCATTTTAAATAGAAATAGTTATAAAAAAATGCAAGATTTAAAACTATTTGAAACATTAATTAACGATTTAAAAGACTGTTATCATACATCAAAAGTACATTATTTAGTTAATTGTAATAAATACAATAAATTCTTAACCATTATAAGACAAATTTGTAAATACAATAATATAGAATATAACATAAAAATTACTTATGAAAGATCTAAATATTCACAAACATATTATATTAATAAGACGCCATCAATAACTTAGTAAATGTTGTATTACTAGCTAAAACATCTTCTGCTGATAATTGAGCAAACCATGAATACTTGGTTCGTTTTAGTACTTGATCAGATGGAACATATAATCCATAAATGTCTTTACTCAAATCTGGAACAGTTGAATCTAAAATATCTTCCAGATGTACGGGTGAACCATT